CAACCTCTGTTGGTCTTCCAGCATCTCAGATTGAGGTTCCTGTTAAGGCTAACACTGCTCCAGGAAGTGGTGGAAATCCAGAGTCTGCAGATTTCACAGCAGAAAAGGGTTATCTAACTACTGCTACTGGCAACGGTGCTTCAGTTTATGAAGCAATCATGATTGGTGACAATGCATTTGGTCACGCAATCTCTCTTCCAGTTGAACTTCGTGATGGTGGCGTTCTTGACTTCGGTCGTGAGCACGCTCTTGCTTGGTATGCAATCTGGGGTCTTGGCGTAATCACAGATCAAGCGATCTGCAAGGTTTACACCAACTAATTTGTTTTACCCTGATGTCTGGGAGCCTTACTCCTTTTTTGGCTCCCAGCCATCACTAACTACTTTAGGAGAATAAACAACGTGGCAAATACACAAACAAGTCCGCTTGATGCAACAGGCAGAGCAGCGGAACAAGCATCAAAGAAAAATGCAGCAGAACTAAAGAAGCGTAAAGAAGAACTTTCAATTGCTTCTCAAGTTGAGTCGGAAAGTTTGGAGAAGGATATTTTTGATCCTAAAAATCCAGACGCCCCACTAGTGCTAGATGAAATCGAAAATGTTGGAGTTTCAACTGCAGGTGACATGGTTGTCATCCGCACAATCACCGACATTGATGACATGAGTTATGGAGTTGGCAATACCTACACTTTTAAAGCAGGTGTTAAGTACAGGGTTCCAAAATCTCTTGCCGATTACCTAGAACAACTAGGTTACATTTGGCGGCCAAATTAAAGACTAGCCGTCGCTAGTAGTCCGACTCTCAACTGGTTCCCGCCCTCCTCCCAGTTGGGAGTTGGACCTTTTTATTTTTGCGCTGAATAAAGTCTTAATACACGAGATGATTGGCATAGAATTTTAACGGAGGTTATGTGGCCACGATTTCAAGCCTAGCGGATCGACTAAGATCTGAAATTGGCGATATCCCAAAGTCTTTTGTTTATCAATTTACTGCTGATGGGACTACTAATCGATATTTAATTCCTTACTCCCCTTTAGATGGATTAAATCTAATAGTTAACTTAAACGGAGTAGATATATCTGATGATGTAGAAGTTGAGGAAGCAACTGGTTATATTGTTTTTGACACAGTGCCTGCCGCTGATGCTGCAGTAGTTGTTGCTGGAAACTACTTTAGATACTTTACAACAAATGAAGTTCAATCTTACATAAGCACAGCGTTTTTAGAACACTCAGCCTTCCACACCGATGCCTACGGTCGCAGTGTTAGTCTGCAGAATATTCCTACACTTGAAGAGTACCCTGTAGTTATTTACGCATCAACTCTAGCCCTCTATGCATTGGCTAATGATGCTGCTTTTGATATTAACGTCTTTGCTCCAGATGGTGTAACAATTCCAAGGTCTGAACGTTATCAACAATTAATGCAGATGATTGAATCTAGAAAACAACAGTACAAAGAATTGTGTTCTCAACTTGGTATTGGTCTGTTTAAGATTGATGTCTTTAGTTTCCGCAGAATTTCAAAGACTACTAATCACTACGTGCCAATCTTTCAACCACAAGAGATCGACGACCGCTCAGCCGCTACCCGTGTTCACTTGCCTACCCCTACCTATGGCAATGTGGAAACTCCAGTATCAATTGTTACTCAGGACCTCTTTGTCTATGAGGGAGATGCCTACGAGTTCACTATTGTTCTTGATTTTGAAGTGGATACCTATACCGCAAAAGCAGATATTCTAGGAGTAGGTATTCCTGGAGTTATAACAACTTTTACAATTACATTTCCAAATGTAGGTACGGCAGACGGAGTAGGCCTTCGTACTCTAAAATTAGCACTCACTGGAACACAGACACGCCTGTTACCAAGAACCTCGTACTACGATGTTCAGTTAACTAAAGACGGAGTCACCCAAACATATGTCAGAGGAAAGATATTTAAGACAGAAGAGGTAACAGAATGAGTCAGTACGTAAGACCAGGAACTACTGTTCCAATTGTAGTAAATGATGTTATTCTCATTACAACTCCCTCTGGTACTCAAGATTTTGGAACTGCTCAAGGAAGTTTAGAGCCACAGGCTTTAGCATATGAGCATACTCAAAATGCAGTAAGTTCTTCCTGGGTAATAACTCATAATTTAGGTTTTAAACCTAACGTTACAGTTGTTGATTCAGGCGGTACAATCTACGAAGGTGAAATAACCTATACTAATTCGAACTCACTTACGGTCTCGTTCTCTCAAGCCTTTTCAGGAAAAGCATATTTATCTTAAGGAGATAATGTAAATGGCCCGTAAGTTTTTAACCCCAATTGATTTAAACAAATTAGAATTACAAAATGCTAGAATACAAAATTTAGCGACAGCCCCAGCATCTCCCGTAGTTGGTCAAGTTTATTTTGACACAGTACTAGGATTCCTACGCACTTGGAACGGTAGTGCATGGATTAATTCAAGCACTGGTGCTCAAGGAACTCAAGGTACACTGGGTGCACAAGGAACTGCTGGAGCACAAGGTCTTGATGGTGCTAATGGTACGCAAGGTACTCAGGGAACCTTAGGAGCACAAGGCGCAGTTGGTGCACAAGGTGCAAATGGTATTCAAGGTCTTGATGGTTCTAACGGTACGCAAGGAACTCAAGGAACTCTTGGTGCACAAGGTGTTCAAGGAACATTAGGTTCTCAAGGTACTCAAGGAACTGTTGGTGCACAGGGAACACAGGGAACATTAGGCTCTCAAGGTACTCAAGGAACTGACGGAGCGCAGGGCACTGTTGGTGCACAAGGCACACAAGGCACTCAAGGTGTAGATGGAATTCAAGGAACAGTAGGTTCTCAAGGCACTGAAGGTGCACAGGGAACTGAGGGTGCACAAGGAACTCAAGGTACAACTGGTCGTGATGGTAACTTTGGTGGTGCATCTTTTGATTACACTTTCTTAACAAACACCAGTGCTACAGATCCAGGTACAGGAAAATTAAAGTTTAATAACGCAAATCTTGCAAATGCTACAGCGTTATACATTGATAATGAAGACGATAATGCTGCAGATATTACTTCCTTCTTACAAACAATTGATGACTCAACTTCAACAATAAAGGGTCACTTAAGAATTTCTAAGAAGTTTGATTCAAATACTTATGCATTGTTTGTAATTGATGGATTATCTACAAATAATTCAGGTTGGTTTACTGTCCCAGTTAATGATCTATCAACAAATGGAAGTTTTGCAAATAATGATGACATTATCATTACCTTTGCTCGTACTGGTGATATTGGTGATACTGGTGCTCAAGGTACCCAAGGAACCGCTGGTGCTCAAGGAACTAACGGAACCCAAGGTACTCAAGGTACAGTCGGTGCTCAGGGAACTCAAGGAACTGACGGAACCCAAGGTACTCAAGGAACACTAGGTGCACAAGGCACTCAAGGTGTAGATGGAATTCAAGGAACTGAAGGCGCTCAGGGTACTCAGGGTACAGAAGGTGCTAATGGAACCCAAGGAGTTCAAGGAACCCAAGGAGTACAAGGTACGTTAGGTGCACAAGGAACTGTTGGCGCTCAAGGCACAATTGGTGCACAAGGAACTGTCGGTGCTCAAGGTACTGAAGGAACTCAGGGAACTGAAGGTGCACAAGGCACCGAAGGTGCTCAGGGTACTCAAGGCACTGAAGGTGCTCAAGGAACTGAAGGTGCTCAAGGTACAGAGGGTGCACAGGGAACTGTTGGTTCACAGGGAACCCAAGGAACTGTTGGTGCACAGGGTATTGAAGGACAACAGGGAACTGTTGGTTCACAAGGAACTCAGGGCGTACAAGGTACCTCTGGTCTTGATGGTGATAAGTACTCCACAACATCTACAACTTCATTCACTCTAGCAAACAGCGGATCTCAAACAATTACTGTTGCCGATCTAGCGGTTGATTACTCTGTTGGTCAAGACATAACAGTTGCCTTTGATGTTTCTAACATTCAATACGGTACTGTAAGTTCTTACAACTCTGGAACTGGCTCTCTTGTATTTACTAAGACCAAACACATTGGTTCTGGAACATACGCATCCTGGACAGTAAACCTATCTGGTGCTGTCGGTGTTGCTGGAGCCCAAGGAACTACTGGAGCACAAGGAACTGTCGGTGCTCAAGGTACCTCTGGACAACTTGGAACCTATGCAGAGACTATAACTCCAATAAGTCCATATACAGCCACATCATTTAATATTGACCATAACTTAGCAACACTAGATGTGCTTGTAACAGTTTGGGAAATTTCAAGCGGTGCTGAGGTTGTAACTGATATTACAAAATCAAGTACAAATAGAGTAGCCATTGCATTTGCAGTCGCTCCTGGCGCAGGCGAAACTTATAGAGTGGTAGTTAAAGCCTAACTACTATGAGTAAACGTCATCTAGTCCCATTAAATATATTTGCTTCTACAACAACGCCTACTCCTAGGTACGCTGGAGATGCATATTTTGATTTTTCTAATGGGACATTAAAGATTTATAATGGGTCAACATGGTTAGAGTTTACCCCAACAGATGCCGCTCTTGCTGAAATATTTATTGATGGAGGACTATTTAATACTGCTTCATACGAG